TGCTGGTGTTATTGGTGGGTTAATCGTTCAGTTCATTGTAAAAGTATTATGAAGGAATGGTTAAAATCTTTGTTAACATCGTGTTCAAAAGTTAGTTCGAAACGAATTGTTGCTATATTTGTTGTCATTAACCTAATCGTTTTCAGTTATGTTGCTACTTTTACACACTACGTTTGTCCTATTGCGATGTACGACACTCTCGCATTGTTGACAGGTGGTTTGTTTGGTGGTACTGTGATTGAAAGATTTACTAAATCAAAATCAAATGACAAAGGAACTAACGACAGCACGACAAATAGCAGCGGAGATATGTAGTAAGTTTTCAGAAACACCCACGCTTACCTTAGCGAAAAAGTTGTTTACTGAATATCCTGAAGTCTATAAAGACACCGAACACGCGAGGTCTTTAATTCGTACAATTCGCGGAAAGAATGGCGAATTAAAAAGAAAAACCACAACAGATAAAAAATTGTTCGAAGAAAAACCACGACCATTGAACCCATTTGCACTTCCTAAGTCTTACGCTAAAAAGCGTAGACACGTCGAAGTGAAGGGAACGAAGTTTTTAATTCTTTGCGATTTACACTTTCCTTACCAAGACAACGAAGCTATTGAGTGCGCTATAAATGAAGGCATAAAACAAGGCTGTGATTCAATCATCTTGAATGGTGACGCGTTGGACTGTCACATGATTTCAGACTTCGTTAAAGATCCGCGCAAGCGTAAATTCAAGGACGAACTTTATTCTATTCGTCAATTCCTTGCGTCATTAAGACACACGTTTCCAAATGCGAACATTTACTACAAAGAAGGCAACCACGAAGAAAGATACTGGCGTTACATGAGAATCAAAGCACCTGAGTTATTCGACATTGACGCGTTCGACTTTCCTTCGCTTACGCATTGCGATAAGCACGACGTGAAATGGATTGACGGAAAGAGCAAACTGAATATCGGTAAACTTTCAATCTTTCACGGACACGAGTTCGGCAAACAATTCCTTCCGTCGGTAAACGTAGCGCGTGGATTGTTTATGAAGACAAAAGTTTCTGCGTTGTGTGGACATCATCACCAGACAGCGGAACACAACGAGCGCGATGCTAACGGCAAGTTCATTACTTGTTGGGGTGTTGGTTGCTTATCTGAATTAAGTCCTGACTACAACCCTTATTCGAAGTACAATCACGGGTTCGCAATAGTTGAGAAAGGCACGAATGGAAGTTACAGCGTAAAGAACCACAGAATACACGAAGGAAAAATACTATGAATAGAAATATACTCGCAGCAATACTGCTATTTACCGGAACATCGATTCTTTGGTTGGTCGTTTGTTGGAACATTTGGGGAAAAGTTCATGCAAATAATGCAACAACTGAAATACAAAAACAAGATAGCGTTATCAATTACAATGCTGGCAAATATGACCGCCTAATTCAAGAACAAATTGAACTTTACAAACAACTTCGAACGTATGAAGATGCTCAACTTGCAGCCAAAACCACCTATCAAAGAACTCGTTCTGCTATTGTTATTCGAGATACTATTTATAGGGTTGATGTTATCCGTTTAGTCAACTCCTGCGATAGCGTTATTGCGTCCGATTCGCTTGTTATTGACAATCTAAAAGAACAATTAAACATCGAAGAACAAAAGATTGACAACTTGCAAGAAGTCGTTGAGGCTTATGAACAGAAGACCGATATTTTGACCGAAGAAATTAACACTCTAAACGTTGAAAAGAAAAAGTTAGACAAACAAAAAAAGCGCAGAAACCACGCTTTGATTGTAACATCGTCCGTCGCTATTTTGTCGACGTTTGTTCTTGCAATTTTACTTTAGATTCGGGAATATAAAACTTCATTGAGAACTGGATTGCTTCGCTTAGAAAAGTGTTGCGACTGTTCTCTCCACGTTTTTCGTCAATCTCGTTCCAAAGGTCTTTGTGTAAGTACACGCATATTCCTTTTTTAGTTTTGCTCTGCGCCATCTTCTTTGTTTTTAGTCATCATTGTTCCAATCATTAACGCTAAGTAGATTTTCTCTTTCGCGTTCAAGTCTTTGCGCTGTGAAAGCTCCAGAAGAATATCTCCGAGAATCTTTCCCTGTTGAAAGTAGGTTGCGATTGAATTAACAATTTCTCGCTCACGATCGTATGTCATTTTGAGCGTTTCGTATAGTGGTGTGTTTTTCATTCTTGTTTGTTTTCTATTTGTTGTTTTACTTTATAAGCCCATTCAATTACTTCTTTATGTTCTGTCATGTGTTCAATTAACGCATCTAATTCAATTTGACACGCGTGTTTTATTACTTTTACAGGAGTGTTTGGATTACGGGCGCTGCTTCTTTCGAAAATTTCATCAGCATATTGCTGTATAAATTGCTCCATTGTTAAACCTTTACAGGCTTCTTCTATTTCATCGTATCCAAAGGCTTCTGTTATTTTCATTATGCTAAATTATTAAATTGTTTTTATCCGACAACGTATTGTCCATAACTTGGATTGAGTTCGAAGTACATACGCATCATGATAGCGTCGGCAACGTCAGGCGAAATACCTTCGCGGTTCTTGATTACGTCCTTCGGTGTGACCATAAGTTTTCCGTCAACGTCAGCGCGGTGTCGTTTAATCATTTCTAATTCGCGAATGATTTGTTCTTTGCGCGTACTGGATAGAATCGTTACCTTGTTTTCTTCGACATACTGAGCCAACTTATAGTAACATTCGCTTTTGAGATTTTGATATTGCTGGTGCTTTGGTTTAGATCCGTTGACAAACCCTCGACATTTTAAGAAGTCGACAACTCCACCACCAACACCGTCTTCGTCGCAGACTACGTCTTGCAATAAAATCGAATGCTGTTGACAGGTTAAACGAACTTTGTTCACTACTTCGTCTAACGCTGCACGATTCATTTCAATTATGTCAATGATAGTTAAACCTTCCCATACGCAGATAATCGTTCTGTCCTTCCCGAAACGCGCTATGTCGGCTGTGATATATTTCTTTCCTTCATTGATTACTTCGTTCCTAAACATTCGCAGTAAGTTCCCCGTCTGAAATAGTTTGTCGCTGTCGTCGTCGAACTCCCAGTTGCCTTCGAGTAGACGTTTACGGTCGTATTCAGGAAGTCTTCTGAGTGATTCAATGTAAGCAACAGGAAGGAACGGATTATCTTGCGGAAGTGCCTGAACAAAAGCACGGTGTGAAGGTAGTTCGTTCCTGTTATTCTTCATGTAGAACTCATTGTACAACCAACCCTTCGCAGGATTGCACGAAAGAAAACCTTTGGGAATAAGACCAAACTCGTTCAACTTGTAACGACAACGAGAGTGAACAATGCTGACCGCTTTTTCAGTTACTTCGGAACACTCGTCAATGAAGTAGTCTGTAATTTCTAACGATCCAAGACTATTGAAGTTAACGTCCGAAGGGTATGCGAATAAGTCTTTCAAAACAATTTCGCTTCCGTTGAAGAACTTTATCACGTTGGATTGCCCATTGAAGGTGTAGTGTTTATTCGCTATCAATCCAAATTCTTCAGCGGTTTCAAAGAACGTGTTTAACGTCGTCTTTTTTAACGTGTCTAATTTGCTACGTCCAATAAGCGAACGCGTCCCTGCGTACTTCAAACGACGTTGAATCTGCCACATACAACCAAACTTCGTCTTGCCACCACCTGCCGCGCCACCGTATAACAACTGTTCAACGATGCTATCGGTGTTCAAGTAGTTCAACGCTTCAATTTGACGCGGCAGGTAGTTTGGTTTGTATGGTTTGCTTACCACCATTTAGTAATAAAGTGATAAATTATGTAGGCGATTCCGCCAATAATTGCTACGTTCAAGGAAAGAGTTAATACGAAACTAACGATTGTTATGATTTTGTCTTTTGTGTCCATTGTTTTTATTGTTTACTTAGATATAATTTATAAAGTTCTCTCATACCTTCGAATTGAATTGATTCCTTCAACAACATTCTTTTCCTGTCACTCATTCGCTCGACCATTGATTGAACGAGCTGTTGTTCAAAGTAAATGTTCTTCTTCGCGTTTGCTTTGCACAACCTGTATTCTTCTTCCGTAAAGGTGTCAGCGTTTATCTGTTTGCTTTCTTCGAGCCACCGCATAAGCGACACCGCACGAATCTCAATTACCGTGTACTTTCCTTTTTTATAGTTGTGCAAGTCTTCCGCAAACATTCTTCTCCAGCTGTCATCGTTTACCGCCATTTCTTTCTCTTTTAATTGTTTAGATTCTTCTTCTTTTGATTCCGCGATTTCGCGTTGTATTTGTAGATTCGCTTTGTCGCGGTGTGGTTTGTAGTGCGTCAACACGTCACCAATGAACGACACGCTTAATGCTCCGAAGTGTTCGCATTTCTTTGACAGTTCATTAGCCGCATTTAGTTCGAACGCAAGGTTAAAGTGTTCAAACGTAACCCAACGAAAATGCTTAACAATAAACTCATGAAGCATCTGGAGTAGTTGCGCTTCGGGTAACGCTATTCCGTACATTGCGCAAACCTTTGAGCATAACTTTACGAACGCAGGTAGTTCGTAGTCGGCAACGAACGCGCTTTCACGCTCTGCACGATCAACCCTTTGTGTAATGCTGAGCGTCGTTGTAGATGCGTTGCGCAGCGTCGGAGTCGAATTTTCCATTTTTGATTTTAGTGTTTTGGTTTGTAGTTACAAAGGTAGATAAGTCCCACTTCCGCACGGCAGCCTTCCAGTCTTTCATTGCATTGCGTCCGACCTTCCAACCGTTTGCCTCGTAGTGTGCATGAAATTTCTCGGTAAACGCAAGCGCGTCTTTGTCGCTTAGTTTTTCGCAAGCGTAGTCGTAGATTTCAACAACTGTTGGTTTCTTAAATGGCGACTTCTTTTCTTTTGCGATTAGCGTTGGTGCGGTTGGAACTGACAAGCGAGTAAGTATGTCGTTTATCTTTACTTCTTGCTCTTGCACCTTAGCTTCGAGAATCTCGATTCTCTTTTTGAGTTGTAGTATTAACATCATGTTTTTGTTTTTTAGTTAGTCCCAACCTTCGCCTTTGTAATCGTCCGCGTCTTCTTCGCGTGTGCATTCATAACAAAGACCAATTTCGTCTTCAAATAATTCCTGCACATCTGAATCGTCCCAGTCACGATATTTTCTGTTGGTTGATTTAATCTCTGCAATGCGTTCTTCGATTTGTTCTACATCGCAATTTCTGCAATAGTCTTTCATTTTGTTTTAAGTTGTTTTTTAAGTTTGATTTCTTTTTGATGTTCCAGATGCTCGACAAATTTAGTATAAAACTTCATTGGTTTAGCATAACCCATATCATTTAAGATGTAACAGATTCTTTCGACGTTGGCTGCGTAGTTCCTGTCGCATTCGATTTGCCAACTAACTTGCTTTACACCGTGCATAACCGTCGCGTGATCCTTGCCGTAGTGCTTCCCGATACTTTCATAACTCTGAAGATAGCAAGGACGTATAAGAAAGAATATCACTTGTCGTGCCGTTACAATCTCACGTCGTCGCGTTGGTGTGTACAATTGCTGCGAAGGTATTCCCAAGACGCTGCACGTTATGTCTTCGAGTGCTGACCAAAACATTTCCCTTTCGTTCTCCAGTTCTTGCTGAATCTTTATTTGCTGCGTCGTTAATCTTTCGTATCGTGGCGTTAGCATCAACCATAGCGTTTCGAAGCGTTCCATGTGCCTGAAAGGAATCATGTCAATCATCTCTTGTCTAATCTGCTCGTTAGTCATTTTCTTCGTTTATTAATTTGGTTGGTGTAAAGGTGCTAAATACTTCTTCGCGAGAAAGACCGGTATGAAGACAGATGTTGTTGAAGTCTTTGATTCTCATTCGCTCTGGGTGTGTGACGTAAAGTCGTGCCGTCGGATCGCTTATGCGTAACGCTGTCTTGAAGTTCTTCATTGTCTTGAAGTTAATCTTGACAAGGCGACCGAACGGAGTTTTGTAAATTGCTTTATTCATAAGTTAAAAAGAGATTTCACCACGCGTTGAATGAAGGTGAGTTGACGTTCCTTCGCTTTCATTGTTGGCGCGTTAGTGGTTGTTTGTTTCTGTTTTGGTTTAGGTTGAGAAAAGAGATTCGTTTGCTTTGGTAGTTTTGTCTTGCCTAACTTCTTTAATTCGTTGTACTGGTCTTTCTTTTCAGTAAACAACAAGTAGCGGTCGGTGTGAATTCGCTCAACGGCTTTATACGTTCCGTTCTCCTTCCAATAAAACCCTGCTTCAAATAATGGACGGCAATATCCACGACTACTATTCATTTTGTAAATGGCTTCTGTTGGTGTGTGTCCTTCGTTTACTAACTTGCAAAATTCACGAACTCTTTCGATGTTAAATTGTTTTCTTGTTTTCATTGTGTTGTGTTTTAATTGTATGGTTTATTATTCATTAAGCGTCATAAAAGGCGCGTATGTATGATATAAACGCCTTTTATAACATCTTATTCATTTAGAACGGCATATCGTCCGTGTCGTCCGTTGACTGAACTAAACCGCTTTGTTCCAACATTGCTTTCGCATTGTTCATTTGGTCAGCTGCACGATCCAATCGTTGACTAAATTCAGCAGACGAACTCACTTTGTTTTGCAACCACTCTGGAAGCATCTTGAAACGCAAGTCGAAGTCTTCGCTATCGTAGTCCAAAAGGAAAGCTGAGTTCACCTGTGGTGGGCAAGTCATTCCTTTAGCAAGTGGCGACGCTCCTTTTAAGTCTGCATAAGTACGACCTGTATTCGCTGTGCGGTGCATTACGGACACCATTGCTTCTTTGCCGAGCAAAGTACCGATGTCAAATTTAGCAGCGTCAGAATCGCTCATTGACTTTCCAAGCCACGATTGAACGAATGCACGCAATCCACTCTTTTCGTGCATCGACAATGTGAAGTCGCGTCCAATTGAGAAAGGTTGTTCGCCTTTACCGAAGTCGGCAGTTTCTAAAGGTAGTTCGAATACTAAGCGAACCTTGTCGACAAGTCTGTCTTCGCCTTGAAAGGTGTCAGGAATAGTTCCGATGTGAATGATTTGGTAGCAACGCGCTACGTGTGTTCCTGCGGGTACTGTTTGACCCCCGCCGTTGTTTGTTTGTTGGGCAATGATGCTCATGTTGTTGTTGTTTATTTGATGATTAAATGAATTTAGATATTGTTCGAACTTTATAGCGAGTTCGTGGTCGCTTTCGATGTGTCGCAACTGGCTGTCGTGAATATCCGACTGCTCGTTGATTCGTTTGAAGTACCCCATTTAGATATGGTCGTCGAATATGTTAACGTCAAAGCTAAACGAGACACCGTCCTTTTCGAGCGTCACGAAGTCAAGGTCAAATTCAGGATCGTCGCTGCGAAAGAACCTACCGCGCAAGTTGATTGTGTACATATTGTCGAGGTCGTCGATGAACACGAGGTGTTGTTCTTGGTCTACTTCAAACCAACCGGTTACGTCGTCGTTGTAGTTGTTGGCAATGGCTTTGATTCTTTCGTTCAACGTGCGTATATCGTCGTCGCTGAAGCAGTAAGTGATTTTTGGACAGTACATAGTTTATTTGATTTTAGTGGTTACAAATGTATTCAATTAAGTTGTCGTTCCAACGCGCTTCGGAAAGTTTTTGACATTTCTCGATGTTGTCTGCAACCTCGTTGTGAGTTAGGTTGTAAGCGTTCGCTGAGGAATAAACACAAACAAAGTTAGATTTCTTGGTTTGGTTCTGGTAGTTCCTTCCAATGCGACGTATTAAGTTTGAGGAATACTCGTTCAAGTTCTGCAATTCGTTGGTCGCACAATTGATCCCGAGAAGGTGAACCGCTCTTTTGATTACCGTAGTAATTTTGTGCGGTAATGATTCCGTCAATAAGAATGTGTACTTCGTCTTCAAAGAGAAAAATTGATTTGTAAAAATTGGCTCTTTCATTGTTCATTTGATTTGTGGGTTTTAGATTTCTTTTGATAAGATGATTTCTTCGCGGGGAATGGCTGTCTTGATGCGGTCGTAAGCGCGTACCGCTTCGTCGTAGTCGTTGTACGACATATGAAACTCTCCGTTGACTACGATCTTGTAGTACATATCGGTAAGCGTTGTTTTTTGAATTAGTTCTACTTTCATTTGTTTGTTGTGTTTGGTTGTTGTTCTAAGATTCTTGTTTGTTCGTCAATCGTTCCTGCGATTAACATTCCTGCGAATAGTATCGCAATGTAGAGTAGTTGTTTTTTCATGTTGTTTTTGTTTTTAGATTACATAAAGATTGGAGCCATTGAATAAGAACCTAACGCAAGAACGTATTCGCCACCGTCAAAACCTTTCTTAACTTTCTTGCGAACAACCTCGTTTTCTACTTCAAGAGTAACGAAGTCACCTTTGCGAGATAATACTTTTGCAAAAATAGTGATGTTAGAATCACAGATTAAAGTTGCTTTGATTGTGGTGTTTGGTGTGATAGTGTTCATGTTGTTCATTTTGTTTATCTTTGGTGTTGTTGTTAATTGTTTGACAAATATATGCTAAACTTTTAAATACACAACAAAAAAATGAAAATAAATTGAAAATAATTTATAACTAATTGAAAATGAACGTAAAAACTTTTAAGAAAACGTATAAAAAAAGTAGCACAAGACGTAAAGCAACACCCGAAAGTGAACAGAACCAACAAGAAATTGTAATAAAATACCTTCGTTTAGCATATCCTGACGCTTTGTATTGCGCTTCCGCAGGAGGAATGAGAACGAGTTACTTGCAAGCAATCAAAATGAAGCGCACGGGCTACGTTAAAGGCTTTCCCGACCTATTCATTTACGAACCACGCGGATCGTTCTTCGGTCTTGCAATCGAAATGAAGAAAGAGAAAGGTGGTGTCGCATCACCAGAACAAAAGAGGTGGCAGGAACAATTAAGAAACAGGGGGTATTGTTCGTATATTTGTAAAGGTAGCGAGGAAGCTATTAAGATTATAGATGAATACTTTAAGATGTGACACTTGACCACTACATAGAAGGTAACTATAAAAAGTTCAAAGAACTTGCGAAGAACATTTCGCGAGGTGAAGATTACTACGAAGATTTGCTTCACGATTCTTTGTTGTCAATGTTTGGTTCAAAGCACATCGAGAATCTAATCGACACAGGCGACTTCGAGTTCTATCTTATCCGTGTGATGTATCTTGCGGTCAATAGTCCAACGTCGCCATTCTATCGCCAAACAATCGCCTGGAACAGAAACAGACGTGACTTTAAAGACTACGCTCACGAAGTTGACAAGACGTGGTTAGGTGCACGCATGACCAACGAACAACTGGACATTCTTATAAGTCGACTAACCGAGTTCGAAAGACTAATCTTTCAAGAATATATCTTCGAAGGATTCACATATCGTGAGTTCTCCAAACAAACAGGAATACCAACGGTCTTTCTTTACCGCACTATCGATTCAATAAAAACTAAAATAAGAGCCAATGTTATTCGCAAAATCAAATGAGTACAAAAGACGACTTGAAATTTGTCGCACCTGTAAATTCTTCGAAGCATCAACGCAAAGCTGTGGACAATTGATCGTGGGTGGCGAAGTGGACGCAGAAGGAAATGTATTTGAAACAAAATACGAAGTGTTGTTCCGTCGCAAATCAATTCAACTTTGTGGTTGTGTTATGCCGATAAAAGCAAAGTTAGCTTTCGCTTCTTGTCCAGCATCTAAATGGGAAGGTGTCTTGTCGTTAGAAGAACAAATAGAGTTCAAACGATTCTTGCTCGATATGAAGGCGCAAGGACGTTTAGAGCAGAAAGATATGCTTCGCTTCTATTCGTTCAAGGACAAAGCCACAGGAGCGTTCAACGAGCGTTCAACGTGTCCTCCTTGCGTTAAGAAAGACATCAATACGTTCCTTGAATCAATGAAGGACGTTGATGTTGATTTGAACAATTAGAAACTCAAAACTTTGCAGGCAACTTTTGACACAACAAATGTATCTTTGTAAAGTCAAGTGTATTTAGCATTACCCCTTTTTGTTTAGCACTTGACGGAGCAAAACAATTAGGGGTATATTTTTTATCGTCGGGAGTATTGAACGGCAGGATAGAAAATGAATAAGGGCAACTGTGGGATTGTGTTATTAGCCCAATGGTATGACAAAGGAATAAGCCATACGACACACGGAGAGGCAATTCTTCGAAAGATAGATTCCAGACTAACGGACATTGCTGTTCACGTTAGGACACGAAAGCGAAAAGACTCATTCGACAGAGTGATTACATCGCAAAAGTGAGCGTCCAACACATTAAGAAATTAGTGTGCTTGGATACTTCTATCTCTCACTTTAGCTCAAGATCTATTCTCAAGAGTAATTAGTATAGTGAGTCATTCAAGAATTTAAGAAGTAACAAGATGAACAAAGTAAGTAACAAAGCCAAACGAGAACTATTCGGTCAAATGTTAGATAAGTACAAAGAAAACAATGTGATGTCGTGGACTAACTTTCAAAACGCTCACTTTCGCGTTTTCACACCTGACAAGACAATTGATTTCTACATTAACAGTTTACGTTGGCACGACATCAAAAAAAACCTACGTGGCGACCTTACAACTTTACAAGACTTCCAAACACACTTACAATAAATGATAATCATTCCAGCTCAACTCGAAAGCGTAGGAACAAGAAAGGACAAGACGCTCAAACTTACGTTTGGAACGAATGAGTTAAGTCCTGCGCAAGCGTCTGAGTTATTTACAATAGCTAATCAGTTCGGTTACCTCGCGTTCAAGGACGAAGATTTCAAACGCGAAGAACTAGATGCGGTAGAAAGTCTTAAGAGTGAACTTGAAGATACGCTTAAGAAACCTTCACAACGATTGAGAGGTGTTCTATTCAGACTGTTCGAACAAGACAACGACGGGTTCAAGACGTTCTCGAAATACTACGACAGCAGAATGGAACAACTTATTAACCACTACAAAGGAAAATTAGGGTAGTTCTTATATTTACATTTTAGTAAACATCAAAAGTTTAGAAAAAGATGGGGTTACCAAAAGGCAAAACAAACAATCCAAAAGGCAGACCTGTCGGTTCACAAAACGAACGGACAATAATGTGGCAGCAACTTGGTGAGTACGTCGTGACGCAAGGAGCAGAACGTGCGATGACTGTCTTGCACTCAATGGATGACGAAGACTACTTGCACAATTACTTAATGATGCTCGAATACTTTAAACCTAAACAGGCAAGGACAGTTCACGCAGGAGATAGCGAAGCACCAGTGCAAATAATAATCAATGACAAATTATAACCACCAATTCGACAAAACACCGAATGAGTAAAGCAACTTTGACATTTGACCTTAACGATTCCAACGATCGTGTGGAGTTCAACAGAATAACAAAGGCTCGTGATATGGCTTCGTTACTTTGGGAAATTGAAATGAATGGATATCGCAAGTTCACGAAGTACAACGACAGGCAGGAAGGCGCGTATCAGGAAGGCATTGAAGAAGTGTTCGAATACTTTCGCGCACTAATGACTCATCATGAAATCGACGTTGAACAACTTATCGTATAACAATGGCTGATATAACTAAATGCTCAGGTATGTGGTGTGATAAGAAAGACAATTGTTTTCGCTTCCTCGCGAAGGAAAATAACTACCAATCTTTCTTTATGAAGACACCAATCAAAAACGGGGAGTGCGATATGTTTTGGGACGTGCGAGAAATCAAATCGAAATGAACGCACTCGACTGGATGTTCGAAGAACTGTGGAACACCCCGAAGGACAAGTTCGAGTGGAACGCTATCTTGAACAAGGCGAGGAATATGCAAAAAGAACATAATCGGGTCGCCGACAAACAAAAGACAGAACAAGACAATTAATGGCAAATGTTTGTCACAATTATTTGAAAAACTGTGACACTTTATAATGTGGTTTTGTCGCAAGTATAGGAGATTTTTGCGACAAAGAACAAAGAACTAAACGTAAAATAAGGAATGAGCGAAAACAAATTAAACTTCTTGCGGTCACAGATTGCAATGTTTCATCCAGAATGGACGAAGGAACAGGTACACATGGAAGCCATACGCGTACACGAAGAAGCAAACACAATCGACGACGACGACGAAGGGTGTCTTTATTGCGGTTCGTAGTCAACAAAACAATCTTAATTGTAGATATTAAACAACAAAAATAATATGAGCATAAAAGTAAGCATACCAGCTGACTATTCAAGCATAAGCGTCAAGCAATACGTTGACTACCACAGCGCGAAGAACGACATCGACAAGTTGGTTAGTATTAGTAACCTACTGAAAGAACAGGCTGAGCAGATACCCTTCCAACACTTGCCGACATTAATCGCAGCGTTCGAAGGAACACTCGCAAACGAAACAGCGAAGTTCTTTGAGACGATTACAATCAAAGACAAAGACTTTGGTTTTATTCCTGACCTTTACTCAATCTCAATGGGCGAGTACGCGGACATTTCAACGTGGGCAGCGGACGTTTCTACTAACATGGTCAAGATTATGGGAACGCTTTACCGACCTATCGACAAACGCGTTAGTTCGAAGTATACGATTGTACCACACAGCAAGCAAAACAGAGAACTCGTTGAAGGCTATGTTGAGCAGATGACGCTTGAACAATTCAACGGTGCGATGCTTTTTTTTTCGACTTTGCTCAACGAACTAAGCAACACTTCGCTAGATTATTTGGAGAACGAGGTGAAGAAGTTGACACAGGAATTGACGGAGCAATTGAAGACCGAGACAACCTAAACCAAGTGTTGGGACGCTACGGTTGGTATCATCTTTTTATGGAAGCCTGCGGACGCGACATAACAAAGTTGGACGCAATTACGGAAAAATCAGCGTGGGAGATATTTACATTTATGACTTACCTAATAGATTACAATTATGTCGAACGTACAAAGCTACAACGCGCTCATAGATAGATTCCACGCATTTGCGTCAGGTCACTTCATTCTCAAAAGATTCTCACACGGACAGATTGAGGTTTCTGACCTTGAAAAGTTTGGTGAATATCCGTTCATGCACGTTGTGCCTTCGAACGTGACGTACGCAAAAGGAATGAAGACATTCAGTTTTCAGATTGTCCTTGCCGACTTACCACGCGACAAAGAAGACAAACCTGAATACCAACGCGAAGTATTAAGCGACCTTCAACGGATCGCAGAAGACTTGGTTGCCGAGATTACGAACCACCGAATGTTGTTTGGTGATTTAATCACGGTACAAAACGTTTCGTTAGAACCGTTCTTAGAAGAATTTCAACACACGTTAACAGGTTGGACGATTAGTCTTGACCTTCTTGTCCCTTACTATTGGGACGCGTGCAGTATTCCTGCGGAGTGGAACGACTTCTTCGAAAGTGGAAGCGGTGGGACGGGTTCGATACTAACGTTCATTGATTCAATCAATCGAGATGCAAACGGCAACGTTAGTCTTGTCAACGACGAAGAAACACCAGCACCGAACTATTACTACGGAACGAATGACGAAGGGGTGCGCGGTTGGTACTTGTTGAGCGACGAAGTAGGATTGACGTGTGAAACAATCGGTGATTGCCAGACGATTATTGACATCGAAGCAGCGATTGACGCACTCGAAGAAGAAATTGTTTTGAAGGCTGACATTACAAGCATAAGCGCGGTTGGTTTTAGCAACAACTACAACGACTTAGACAACCTGCCGACAATACCAACGGGAACAGTTACAAGCGTTGGTTTAACAATGCCTGCTGCGTTTAGTGTAGCGAATAGTCCAATCACATCGTCTGGAGATATAGCGGTAACAGGAGCAGGAACGGTTTCACAATATGTGAGAGGTGATGGTAGCTTAGCTAACTTTCCATCTTCTACAGGTGGCGGTGCTTCATTATCTTTCTACTTAAATGGATCGGTAGCGCAAGGTACTTTTGGCGGTGTAGCAATGAAGGAAATGGATAGAACGCCAATCTTAGGAGCAGGAACAGACTTCACGATTGCAACGAATGGCTACATTCAAAGTTTTATCACAGACGCTAACGTTCCTAATCAGTTAGAAATACCAGCAGGCAATTGGAACTTCGAAACATATTTCAGCGCATCGAGTAATGGCGGTACTCCTTCATTTTACATCGAGTTATACAAATGGAACGGAGCGACTTTATCTTTGATAGCGTCTAACTCAGCTACTCCAGAAGGCATAACGAACGGAACGGTAACTGACCTTTATGTTAGCGCGTTAGCGATACCACAAACGACGTTAGCATTAACGGATAGGTTAGCGGTTCGAATCTACGTTAACAACTCAGGAAGGACGATTAAACTTCACACCGAAAACAGTCACCTTTGTCAAGTTATAACTACATTCTCAACGGGCTTAACAGCGTTGAATGGCTTAACGGCACAAGTGCAAAACTTTGCAACAGGAACAACAGGAACGGACTTCGGTATATCTTCCGCGACAAGTACGCACACGTTCAATTTACCAACGGCAAGCGCAGCGAATAGAGGCGCTTTGAGTTCTGCGGATTGGTCAACGTTCAACGGCAAGCAACCAGCGTTAGGATTCACTCCCGAAAATACAGCGAACAAACAGAACTCGTTAGCAGTAGACGGAACAGGGGTAAAATTCCCAACTGTTGACGCTGTTAATAATCTTTCAATGATTGATAGAGGTAAAAGAGTAGTGTCTTTCTTTACTGATTTTTTCGGTAATAGTTTGAATATAGATGGTTTAGTAGTTAATGTTTCAGGTGGTACAATTTCTACGCAATCAATAAGCAGTGCACCACAGCTCACAAATCAGATAGGAGTTCATCAATACGCAACGGGAATAGTGGCAACTAATTTTGCTCAACATCTAAGCTCAGGTGTTTTGTCAATTTATTTAGGAAATGGAGCATGGGTTTTTGAAACATCAATAAACTTATCTAATTTAAGTACAGCTTTAGAACGCTTTAGAACTTTTCATGGATTTTCTACTTCTGTATCGCAAGGCACGGAATCAGACGGAGTGTTTTTTACATACGAAGAAGGAGGTATTTTTAATGGAACGGCTGCCTCTCCAAACTGGCAATGTGTTACAGTAGCTAACTCAGTTCGCACACTTACAACTACATCAACGGCAGTAACTGCATCGGCTTGGAATAAATTAAGAATTGAAGTTAATGTAGCAGGGACATCGGTTGCATTTTATGTAAACGGAACTTTAGTAGCAACGCATACAACTAACATTCCTTTAGGTAGCAATTCACGATACTTGAATGTAAAACAAGGTCTTTACAAAGCAACTGGACTAACTTCAAGAGTTATGTACGTTGACTATTTAGGCTACGAAAACATCCAAACAACACCACGATGATACTAACAAAATACAGAATGATAACCGATAACGGTTACATCGAAACACTTAATAAACAAGAGGCTACTGAGTGGGGTAATTACGAAGTAGTAACAGAAGAAGTTCCCGACGACAATGCCTAACGAACAGAGCGCACCCAACTTCTTCGCTGTCGTGAACGACATGGCTAAACGCTTTGTCGAACTGATGCAGTCCGACTATCGCATGAAGCGAAAGGTTGGACGCAACTTCACCAACGCGGTAGCAAGTGGTACTCTCGAAAAGTCGCTCGCCTATCGGTTGCAAATCAAAGGATCGTCAATAAACATTTCGGTTTATGCGAAAGGCAAGGCAGGGCAATACTTTTTGTTTCGTGAAAAGGGTGTCAACGGAACGCAGAAGTCACAAGGCGCGCCGTACTCATTCAAACGCGGAAGCGGAAGCAAACCCGCCAAAGGTCAAATGTCGCCTATGCAAAAAGCAATCTACGACTGGATGAGTATAAAAGGAATAAGACTACGCGACACAAGTAGCGGAAAATTCAAGAAGTCAACTGAAGAACTGAAACAACAGGTGGCGAAGCTAATCATGTTCAAAGTTCGTCGCGACGGAATAAAGGGGTGGAACGCGTTTGGGTACGCAATGGAGAACGTATGGGACGAATACGAAGCAAAGGTCGTAGCAGCATACGGAAAGGACTTTAACGCGACAATAGAGAATCAACTAAAAGACATACAATAAACATGGCAATTACAATCAACGATCAACCATACCAATACACACCAGTCGGACAACGATTGATGCTCGTTGCATCTTCAACCAACGTAGCGAACGCAGGCTTCCGCTTCGTGTTCGACTTCGGTTCGTTCCAGGTGAACGTACAACCCAACGCAGCGAACAAGGGAATGTTAGACCTCGCGCCGATATTCCGCGAATCTTTACAACACGATTCGGGTAGTGCCGCAAACGAAGGAATTAATGAAGAATTTACAAGCGTTGCGAATATCAGTTGTACAATTCGCGAGGGGTGGTTGGTTGACGGGGTATTCACAGTAAGCGGTTCGGGTTCGGCAAGCATTGACGACGTGTTCGCCTTCCTTGCTGAATACCAAGTAAGCGACAGTTACAGACCAGACCCAAACACACGCTATGCGTTATTCGCGCCTGGAAAATATTTGTTAAGCGAAAGAACAACGGACACACACAAATGGATTGAAGCACCTTCGCGCGGTTTGTCAAATGATTACGTCTACATACCAACGCGATTAACTGATTGGGGACAATTGTATTGCATAAATAACAACGGACTTTTAGCCGACAACGATGCGGATATTTTAGCTGTTACAACTTATGACAACAATAACGCAATTATAGAAAATAAATTTTATACTTTATTTACAAGCGACAACGGAGTTTCTCGTTTAGGCGCATATCCGCCCAATTTAATTAACGACTATTTAGATTTCACGAATGTCAAATACTACACAATACAAGCGGGAAAAGAAATTTTGTTCCCTGTTTACACGCCTGCTTCAACTGTTTATTGTTTTTATATTGTTCCTGACGATTGTCGCTTTGACAATGTTCGTTTGGGTTGGACGAATACTTGCGGTGGTGTGGATTATTTCAATTTCACTAAGAAGTCGGAGTTGTCGTACAATTACGACCGCAAACAATATCAAAAAGTAATTGGTTCTTACAATAGCTCGACGTTTAGTTTCGATTTTTCCAACAGGGGAATGACCGACCGTTATGTAACAACAACGAAAGGACTACAAATAAACAGCGACTGGATAAGTGTAGGTGAATTTAACTTACTTCAAACGCTTTGTCGTTCAAACGACGTGTACATAATTAACGACGACAGCACAGTAACACCCGTTCTTGTCGACACGCAGAATTTTGTTATTAAAGACGAAAGATATTCGAAACTATACAACGTTACTTTGAATCTTAAATACTCACAACCTGTTGGCTTATGATGAATGAAGTAATACTGACGTTAACCGACTACGACGGCAACAGCGCGATTCTCGACCTTTATGAGAACGAGAAGATGCACCTCAATTACAAGTTCACGGACATCACCGACTTCGCTTCTGTGGGCAATTACTCGCAGGAATTTCGTGTTCCTGCAAGCAAGACAAACACCGACTTCTTCGGTGCAATCTTCAACGTCAATTTTGACGGTTGGTTTGATTTTAGAAAGAAGGTCGACGCGGTGTTGACGGTTAACACAATACCCATTGCAAGCGGTCACATTCAGGTTAAAAAATTGTACTGGCAAAGCGGTAAGTTATTCGAATTTGAAGTTGTGTTCTTCGGTGAAGTTCCAAACCTTGCACGCTTGCTGAACGAAAAGAAACTTAAAGACATTGAGAGCATCGTTGCAGGCGACCTTGACTACGACTTGCTTCATGCTAACGTAGAAACACCACCTAACGCACACACGATTCTAACGCTATGCGACAAGTGGAATCTTACTGCAAGTAATCCAGAAGGGCAACCGATTTATTCAAACACCGTTCCTATCTCATTGCTTTACAAACCACTTTATGTTGGTCACTTAACACCTGCCGTGAAGGCGCAATACTTGTTCGACGAAATAATGAACGACGCAGGATTGCAGTATTCGAGTGACAATCTTTCTGAGTGTTTAGATAACGTTTACGTTCCATTTGTTAATGGTCAATACTTGAATAGTTCGTTGGGGTTAAATGACAATGCAAGCACGTTAGCGTTTGCATCCAATGTAAACGGGGAAAGTGTTACTTACGGAACTTATAGTTATCCATTTTACACGCATCTTTCTGAATATGAAGACGCAGGAAATAATTGGGCGAGTGGAATTTTTACTGCTCCTTTTAGCGGTCAATTTACTTTTAAGTTATGGTTTAACGCAACGATAATTGATTCAAACGGATATTTGTATTCTTTAAGATATGACTTTTTTATAAACAACCAACCACCATTTCAACCGACAGGAGTTACAATTCCCGAAAATGCAGGAACTTTAAGTTACATAACAAATCAAACAGCAGACTTAAGCGCAGGCGACGAATTAAAAATAAAAATGTGGATTGAACCATTAACTCCAAACAATGATGAAACAGGAGGAATGGACTTTGATATAATAGGCAACGGAGCAAATGATTACACAGGAACGGGTGTTGAACTTGTAAGCGTTGGAACAGCGTTGACAGGCGACACAGTTCTCATGGAGTTCAACGCTCCCGACATGAAACAAATTGATTTCATGACGTCAATTCAAAAGATGTTCAACCTTGTCTTCGTTGCTGACAAGACACTTCCGAACACGCTTCGCATTGAACCAATGGTCGAATACATCGCAAGCGGAAACACTCTCGATTGGTCGCAGAAGTTGGACTTGTCGAAAGACATTATGTATTCGCCAACGACCGACCTACAAAAGGCAAAGTTCACTTTTACATACACCGAAGATGGTGACTACTTTAATTCAATATACAAAGACAACGGACGCATTTATGGACGCTACGAAGTAACAGAAAGCGACTTCGAAGTAATTAACGAGTTCGCGACAGGTGAAGAAAAAGTTGAGTTAGCGTTCGCGTCTACACCTTCAGCACCTGTGGAAAACACCAACGTCGTTGTTCCATTTTTTACGAATGCAGAAGGTCAATTCGTACAACCGAAGCCTCGCATTCTTTACTACTTCGCAGACTTCTTCGTGAATATGTACGACGAAGTTTCGGACAGCGTAATTCAAACGGCGGTTAAGTGTTTGAATAACTACTCGACAATGAACGCAACGGTAACGGATAAGGACTTGAACTTTGCTCCCGAAGTACCTATTCACACAATCATTGCGAACCCATACAACAACCTTTACAATCGTTGGTGGAGAAACTACTATCGTGAGTTATTCGACGGACAAGCGCGAATCTTAGAGGGAATGTTCGCGCTAACATTGAATGATGTATTCACGTTTCAATTCAGCGACAAGATTTGGATTATCGATTCGTGGTGGAGAGTTCTTGAAATTCAAGGCTACGTCGTAGGTGAACAAGACCTGACGAAAGTAAAACTTATTCGCGTTCTCGACATCGACAACGGATGCGACATCGTACCGGTAAGTGCCAACCTCGACCAATCGTTAAATTGGGAAACACCGAATGGTGATCCTGCGGTAGTGACGCAAGACTGTTGTTTGCGTTTTGGTTACAACTGGAACAGCGCAAGGAACGATTGCTATTCACAACCAAACGGCGGCACACGTTCATTCATCACGCAACAAGTACCTTCGTTAGCACCGACACGATTCGGTGCGCCTGTGAGCTTCAACGCGTCAATCAGTCAACCCGTTAGAACAATAACGACAGACTACGTTATGACGAATTTCGACCGAATGATTTTCGCAGATACAACGAGTAATAACATCACAATTTATTTGCCTTCAGCAACAACAACAGCAGGTCGTGAATTTGTAATACAAAGAGTTGTCGCACCAAATGTTTTAGCGGTGCAAGCATACACAGGTGAAACGATTGATAATAGCGGAAGCGTAACAATAAGCGGAGCAGGAAGCACAATAACAATAATAAGTAATGGAAGCAACTTCAAAGGAACAAGTACAAAATAAGGCAGGCGCAATGGTCGCCTGTTTAGAGTTCATCAAATTGAACATGAAAAGTAACAGCGAGTTCGGACGCATCGCGAACGGCAAGCGTAAGCTACAAATGTGGAAGCACTACGCTTGGAAAGTAACGCGCATTTCCGTAAACGTCGGGTTTTGGATATTTATTATTTATAAACTACTCTCATAATGGCAAGCACAATTGATTTAATTGTAAATACAAACGGTGTCACCGTCCTCAACCAAACCGCCGACGCGGCTGAAAATACAGCGAAAGGGTTTACAAGCGCGAAGGCTGAGTTGCGTGCGCTGAATCAGCAGTTGCTTACAATGGATCAAACGAGTGACGCGTTCAAAAAAGCATCTGCTCGCGCTGCTGAGTTGAAGGATAATATCGGTGACCTTTCGGCTGAG